TTAAATCGACGTTCCACCCGCAAGCGGGTTCAGTGCGACAGCATTTTGCAGATAATCTGGCGACAAATGCGCATAGACCATCGTTTGTTGAATGCTGGCGTGTCCCAGTATCTGTTGTAAGGCAATTATGTTCCCCCCGTTCATCATAAAATGACTGGCGAAGGTATGGCGCAAAATATGCGTTGCCTGGTTCGGCGGGATGTCGGGTTTGACCATCCGCAGTATTTTGCAAAATTTCTCATAATCCACCTTAAACAGTTTCGCGCTGGCTTCCTTCCTGATCATCTTTTCCAGTTCTGACGAAATGGGGACCGTTCGTTTTTTCCCGTTCTTCGTTTTAAGGAATGTGACCCGGCAGTTTGCTATCTGCGAAGGTTTTAGCGTTGCCAGTTCTGACCACCTCCCGCCAGTGCTAACCCCCAACAATGCAATTAATCGGGCATCACCTGTTAAGGCATCCAGCAGGCTGGCTATTTCGGCTTTCTCCAAGAAGGTCATTTCTGGGTTAGCCTCGGCCAGCGGTGGCAATCCATGTACTGGATGTGTCCCGACAAACTCTTCCAACTGAATCAGCTTTGTGAACATGCCGGAAAAACGGTACATATCCCGGTTAATTGTTGATGGGCTGATCCCGTCGCGAAGTCTTGCGGAACGGTAATCCATCAACATTCTTTTGTTCATCCTGCTAACCGGAATATCACCCAGCCCGCTGATAGTTTTGAGCAGGTGATTAAATTCCTTTTGGCCGTGTTCATGATTCTGGCCGTGATACTTCCACCATAAATCCAGCAGTTCTTTTAGCGTGCGGCGATCTGCCCGCTGTCCAGCCCATTCTTTCTGGTTCGCGTTTGCCAGCGTATAGCGTTCAAATGCGACCGCCTCAGCTTTCCTTTCAAACTTCCGGCGAATGCGACGTCCTTCGCGCCCGCGCGGTCTTATGTCCACTTCATAGCGACCATCATCGAGCTTCTTAATTGACATAAGAAAGCCCTCCGGCGCATAGATCACTATCTTGGTAACAAATAGTGAAAATGTAATGTTTATAAAGTGTTAACCAGTCTGTTTCTCGGATTGGTCTGATTTTGTTACGTCTGGCCCAATGTGTGCGATGGCCGGTGCGATTTGACCAGCTTGCGGGGCTGTCTTACCGGTCATTAGCCATAGCGTGTATTTTTCAAACAGCTTTGACTGGGTTATCTGCAAAACTACTTGGATTCCTGGTTCCTGCTGCCCAGATTCATAGTTCTTAATCGTACCTTTCGCTATTCCGCTGATTTCGCTGAATTTTGCTTGAGTAAACCCCTCTGCTTTCCTTATCGCTCTTAGTTTTTGCGCAAGATTCATTTGACATGTTCCTGACTTAATGACTATATTCACCCGAAAAGGTCATTGATTCAGGATCTTTTCGGGCATGACTCCAGCCCTTCAGGAGCGTTCCTGAACGGTCTGTAATGGGCTGGATCCTCTGAGACTAGCACGAACTGACCTTCACGCCGAGATTTCGACGGGTCATTCATCGGAAAAGAGTAGGGGTATGTGATGGAAGCTAATGATTACGTGATCCAGTACCCACTGGACGCAGTGCATACAGATAAGTTTGCCGAACTTATCGGTAAACCAAAAACCGCTGTCGAAGCGATGGCAAAAGCCAATAAGCTGCCGTTGATCGAATTGCGCGACCCTTCAAAACCAGCCGCCCGCGCTGGTGATAAATGGGTTTTCATTCCTGAGTTTAATCGTGGTGTTCGTGAGGCATTTTATAACCGCCCAGTGGAACAGCGCGACGCGTGGCTTTTATGGATGGGGTTATGAATATGACTACTCTGACCAATTGCCCATCACTTGCCAGCCTGCTCACCCACGGCCAGCAGATCACCCACCGTCAGCATCAACGCGGCTGGATTGAAACCCCGGACGGGCGTTTCTTCCAGCCTAAAGCGGCAGATGTTCAATTTGTTAAAAACTGCCGTTTACCGTTTATGTCACGCCCGCGTAATAAGCGCCGCTGGTTTTCCCGCTTAATGGGCATCTTCGCGTAGTTCGGGGAGGTGGTTGTGTTGATGGATAAAACAGGACAACAGCCGGGCCGCCGCCAGTTCTTAGAGCAACGGGCGCGGCTGCAAGCCAGTTTGAACGCCTCACGCGTGAACGATACTGCAACCCGTTTTAACCGCCTGGACGATGCTTGTAAAAAGGTGATTTTCATCCTGGCAAACGATGCGTCCAGATACATAGCCGGAATGCCGAAACTGACCGCCAAACAGTTGGGTTGCACTTACGAAAATCTAACCGAAAAGGAACAAACGTGCCTTTTGATGGGCATTAAGCGCCTTTCCGAATTTGCAGCATCAATGCCGTGGGAATTTGAGGACTACGCCGCACCACGCGCCGAAATTCAGGCGATACGCGACAAACCACCCGCGCCAGATAACGCAGTCAATTAACAACTAACTACTCACAAAAAAGAAACAGGCGCTAACGCGTCGGGCTTCTTGCACCCTGGAGAAAGTAAAAATGATTCGATCTTTCGTTAAATGGCCCGGTGGTAAAGGCCGTGTTATGTCCGATTTGCTGCCGGTACTGCCAAAAGGTGGGTGTCTGGTTGAGCCGTTTGTTGGCGGTGCTTCTGTCTTCCTGAATACCGATTATCGTCACTACATATTGAGCGATATAAACCCAGATTTGATTAACCTTTACCGCGTTGCCAGGGGCGCACCTGACGAATTGATAAACCTGTCCCGCGACCTGTTTAAGAACCGCAACACGCGTGATGACTACGCAAAACTCCGCGCGCTGTTCAATCACCCCAAAGGTCGCCGCCTGCGTCACGGATTCGCGAACGTCCCCCGCGCCGCTTTCTTTTTGTACCTGAACCGCCACGGCTACAACGGCGTTGTGCGCTACAACCTGAAAGGTGAATACAACACCCCTTACGGGAAAGGGAAGGATAAAGAAACGCAGTATTTGCCAGAGGCTGAGATCCGTTTGTTCTCTGAAAAAGCCCGCGACACTGCGGCTTTATTTCTATGTTGTGATTTCGCGGATACCCTCAATAACCCCCTGTACCATGACAGCGTCATTTACTGCGATCCGCCGTACCTGCCAGCCAGCGACACTGCCAATTTTACCCAGTATCACACCGGCCCTTTCGGCGAGAAGCAACACCGCAAGCTTGTTGCTGCCCTTATAGCTGCAAACCGAGAAACGGGCGCATCTGTCGTGATTTCTAACAGCGACACCCCGCTGACTCGCGAGATCTACAAAGACTTCCGCTTCCAGGAAATTACCGTCCAGCGTTCGGTAAGCGCCGACACTCAAAACCGCGAAAAGGCCAAAGAGGTGATCGGCGCTCTCAAAGTCTGCGTCACTTGTCGTCGTGCCGGTGGTGGGTACTGTCCTGACTGCGGTCCTTGTGCTGGTTATTCCGTGTGGGGTGGGACGGCTGACGAGGTGATCTTCTGATGGCTATCGAACTGGAGTTTATTGGATTTGACCCAGCCAGCCCGGATGGGGAAATCACCGCGACGATGGTCGTTGATCGCATTCATGACCGCTGGCAATTGGGCAACTTCTGGCTGGTTGAGTTTGACGCTTTTTATGACGGCGTTTGTGTTCGTGACACTGCGGCCTTTGACACTTACGCAGAAGCACTAACTTTCCAGCGTGGTAGCCCTGTTGTGCTCGCTGTCGATCCTGACACATCCAACGACGAGCTGCCTTTCTGATGGTTACTAAACTGCAAATCTCATGCGCTGCGCCGGTAGGCGTTTGCGGTCACGCAGCTGCCGAGCTGCGCCGCTTTTCTCGCGGCATCAAAAACTATTCCCGCATCAAACCAAATTTTTACCTGGTGATCCGCATCGGTAGGCGCTGGCGCTTGCTGAGTAAAAACGGCGGCAAGGTCTGGTCACTGATGACGCATGAAAAATACAACGTTGAGAGCAAGAAATGACAGCCGCTTACTACAACGAAATCGATCCATATGCAGCCCAGTGGCTGCGCAACCTTATGGCTGCGGGGTTGATTGCCCCAGGCTTTGTTGATGAAAGGAGTATTGAAGATGTCACACCCGCCGATCTGCGTGGATTCACTCAAGTTCACTTCTTTGCCGGGATTGGTGTTTGGTCATATGCCCTGCGCCGAGCTGGCTGGCCGGACTCCAGACCAGTCTGGACAGGTTCTTGCCCGTGCCAGCCTTTCAGCCCGGCAGGCAAGGGAAAGGGATTTACTGACGAGCGGCACTTATGGCCCGCCATGCATTGGTTGGTTGGGCAGTGCGATCCTGTCGTTATCTTTGGCGAGCAATCTGCAAGCACTGACGCAAATGACTGGATCGACCTTGTACAAGCAGACATGGAAGCAATGGGGTATGCCTTCGGGGCGTGTGCGTTTCCGTCTGCGAGCGTCGGCGCGCCGCACATCCGTGACAGAGCTTACTGGGTGGCCGACACCAACCGCGAGCAATACAAAGAATGCTTACCAGGACGCGCAGAAAGTCATTGCGCGGAGGCTTGCTGGCCGTCAGTCGAACTTACAAGATTTTGCCTGTCTGGCGGGGTGGCCTACACCGGCGGCAAGGGATCACAAAGGGGGGTATCAGGGGGGCAGGATGCGCAACGGGAAGCTGTCAACGGACACTCTGGATGTGGTAGCACAGATAGCAGGCCCGGCCCGGTTAACGGTTTCTGGGGATCTGCTGACTGGTTGTTCTGCCAGGATGAAAAGTGGCGGCCAGTTGAACCCGAACTTGTCCCGCTGGTTGATGGGGTTGCCTCCAGAGTGGGACGTCTTCGCGCCTACGGAAACGCCCTCAACGTTGAAGCGGCAACAGCGTTCATAAAGGCTTACATGATGGTGGCGTCAAATGTCTGACGCCGCCTTTGCATGGCCCTGGAACGCGCCGCGCCCAGCTGTTGGCCTGTACACCTACGAACCGAAAAAAATCGCCCCGCTTGCCGGGGCGGTGGCGCATCATCCTGCCGTAAAAAAACACATCGATCACATCTTCAAACGCGCCGGTTATAACCCTGACGACGTTCGCGACCGTGACGCGCTGATCCAGGCGCTGGACAGGTACGAACCGTGCGGCCTGCCACTGGCCGCCCAACAAAATATCATCCGGCAGGAAAGTGCAGCCGCGAAAGCTGCGGCGGCTGCCTGGGCCAATACGCCGGAAGGTGTCGAAGCGCGTTTATTATCAGAGCCGTTCTTCATTCGCGAGGTCTGGCGCAAAAAAATTGAATGGTTACGGGCCAACCGTGAAACCAGACACACCAATGATTTTCTTATGGGGACCGTGAAAAAATCATTGCTGCGTCTTGATGTTGTGCGCACAAGGCAAGGTGTTTCGCCTGATCTCACCGGCGAACTGGCCGCGTACTGGTTCGGGCGCTGGCAACGGCTGGCCGATTTCACCAAGCGGGAGGCGCTAAGCGCCGCTAATGAGATCGCCAGCCGCATGGCTGAAATGCTGGGGACGGAATGCGAAGCCCTGGGGCGGAATGTTTCCGACATGAACGTCGAAGAACTGGACTGGCTTTATTGCCACCTGGGCCGCGAAATGCTGGCGCTTCGCATTGTGCCGCCTGCATGGTATGCGCCGTGGGAACGCGAGCGCATATGCACGGCCATTTTGCGTATGGCTTCGCCAGACTGGTGGGGGCGCAAAATCTGGCGCCTGCGTTGTGACTGGCGCGAAAACCAGCTGCGTGCTGTTGGTGCGGTAAATAAAAAAGCGCATCCGTATATCAGCGCATCAAGCCTGATGGAATGGCAGGAACAGCGACGTAAAAACCGTAATTTCTTCAAAAGTCATGAACTGGTAGACGAAGACGGCAACGTTTCGTCGCTTGAGGACATGATTAACAAATCCACGTCTAACCCTGCAATTCGTCGTCATGAGCTTATGGCCCGTATGGCTGGCGTGGAGCTTGTCGCCCAGAGTCGTGGCGATGTTGGCATCTTCCTGACCATCACCTGCCCGTCGAAATATCACGGCAATATTGCGTCCGGCCACCATAACGCAAAATGGAACTACGACACGGTTGCACAGGCGCAACGCTATTTATGCCGTGTATGGAACCGGGCAACCGCCAAACTGAAACGCGAAGATTTGCGCCCTTATGGCTTCCGCGTCGCCGAACCGCATCACGATGGGACACCACACTGGCACGCGTTGCTATTTATGCCACAAGAGCAAGTTAAAGCCACGGTTGCGATCCTTCGCGCTTACTTCATTGCGGAAGACCGCGACGAGCTGGGCCGCAATACCGGCGCTCGCTTCAAGTCAAAAAAAATGGACCCGCGAAAAGGGTCTGCAACGGCATACATAGCCAAATACATTTCGAAGAATATCGACGGTCACGCGCTGGCCGGTGAACTGGACGACGAAAGCGGCAAGCCGCTGAATGAAACAGCCAAATATGCAATGGCCTGGGCGTCACTTCACCGCATCCGCCAGTTTCAGCCCATCGGACAGCCGCCCATATCGGTTTACCGCGAGCTGCGCAAACTGAGCAATCAGATCACGACCCGCCAGAAAATTGACAATACCTTCAAGCGCGGTGCGCCGTTGCTTGTGGATCCTGCAATGGATGCGGTTTGCGCTGCTGCCGATGTCGGGTGCTTTGCTACCTACATCATCCGCCAGGGCGGTGTTTTGATCCCGCGTGAAAACTATGTCGTCCGTCTGGCCTATCAGCCAGCTGATGAAATGAATGCTTATTGTGAGATCCCCGAAAAGGTTTTCGGGGTCTGGTCGCCGCGTCTGGGTGATGCCTCCCGTATTTGCACCCGTCTGGTTAAGTGGAAAATCCGCGCCAAATCCAAAGCTACCACCGAGGCCAAAAACGGCCCCGGTTTGGGGGTTGACCTTTTGCCGTCGCCAACCGGCGACGCTTGGAGTTCTGTCAATAACTCTACGGAAGACGAAAAAATCACCGATTTTTCGCCTGATGTGGAAGGTATGACAGAAGAGTCAGACGATGAAATCGTCGATTTTGAAAATATGGACCAGCCAACGCGGCGCAAATTGATGCGGCGACTACGTGAAACACCATTCAAAAGGCAGAAAAGCGGATCGCCTTATGAGCCTGGAAGCGAATTAGATGTCGCCTGGCGTTCTGCCGTCGATAAAACCGAGGCCAGATCGGCGGCTGAAAAAGCCTGGCGGGCAGCGCTTGCCCCTGAGGTTGCCAGTCTGCTGGCTGATGCGGCGTTGTGTTCGGTTGAGATTTCAGGGATTCAGGCCGTTTCGCTGTTAATGGGGAGCCGTCTGGAGATTGGCGGCAAAGTTTATCAGGCTAGTGCTGGCGGCCAGTTGATAACACGTCAATTACCCGATGAGTCACGGACGGTGAATAAATTATGGGAACGCCTGCGGGATAACCACGGCATTGATGCCACGCGCCTGCGGTTTGATCCGGTCGGGGAGTATCAAAAAATGCTGGCGGGTGCGGAAGGTAGCCACCCAAAAGAATGAATGCAATCACGCTAACCGTTGCAACTAGTTGCAACGGTTAGCGTGATTCTGCGGGTACGGGCGGCAAAGAGCCCGTATAATAGTGTTTTAAATTAATAACTTATTTCAAAACCTTCGACTGTTTCACACATGTTTTCCAGTAATGGAACTCGTACGCCAAAAAAGCTTTCTATATTTTCATACAGTTTTTTAGTGTCAGGATTCTTCAATTGTTCATCTGTAGTAAAGTGATATTGCAAAAGATGATTAAGGAGAGGAAGTTCAGGAATTACTCTCATATGTGATTTGCTTATTGAGAGTTTTAGATATATTTCATCCACTCCATATTTTCTAAAGATGATGTCAGATAATACTTGTGGGTTATGAACTTTCAGGAAGGCGACCAAGCCCATTGCAACCTTAAATATATCATTTCCTATATTATTTATTTTATTAGTGTTTTCAATAACGGTAAATACCGAATAACAGCGTTCAGCTTCTCTTAATGAACAGCCGTTTACTTCCAGCAAATAAGATAATGTATTAAGAAGTGGTCCGTTTTTTACAAGTAAATTATTCCCGCTATCTATTGCAATCAGGTATTGTTTTATAGTTGAATGATTGAACCTGTTTAAACAATCCTCAGACAAATGGTTTCTTTTTGGTAAAGTAAACCAATAGTGTACAAATTTATTAAGATATAACCTTGAGTTTATTTTTCCGTAACGACATTCAATGCTTTTCTCAAATTGCTCTCGATTGACCACTAAGAGAAAAATAACGCCCTCAACTGAAAATATATGTTTTATCTTTTCCAATAAGTCTAAAGAAAAGTCAGGTCGAGCGCGGTCTAATTCATCAATTATAAAAAATATCTTTTTCCCGCTTTCTTTGGATATCTCAGTTAACAAGTTTCCAAATTGTTCAATAGTTGCAGATTCACTCTCACTCGTTTTTATCTTCTCTTCTATGTACGCTTCTACAGGGGAAGATATAGAGTCAGATATTGTATCACTTGCCTTTTCAAGAATGGTTCCTGACAGTAAACCACCTGAAAAAGTGCTGATCGCAAATTTTGTACCATTTAAGAAAAATGAAGCGCCTAATTTTTTACCAGCTTTTAATAGTTTTTCACCTAATGTTTTTAGTTTTCCTTCTTCTTTGTTAACCAAAGAATAAATATTAGATGTTAACGCTACAAATGGGTCAGACTGATAATCACTTTTAAAAGCATCAAAGTAGATAACTTCGAATTTATCGGAGTGTTTTTTGTTTATTTCTGATTCCATCATCCTTACAAATGAAGTCTTCCCGTTACCCCATTTATCATCTAATGCTAAAACTAAGCTTTGGTCAGGCGCGTTAGTAGCGACACGCATTATGATATCGTGAAGTTTTTTCCTTCCAAAAATATCGTCATTCTCACAAAAACCATTAGAAAAAGATTTTACTTGTGCGGTCATTCGCATATCTTCTTTCCTCAGAGATTAGGGTAAAACACACCATGAATGTAACAAAATAACACTCAGCAATGCATCATTCTTATAGGAAAAAAGCCCGCTTAAAGCGGGCTTCGTTTATGCTGTCTGGCCGTTGAGCAGGTCCAGCGCGAATTGACGTTCTTCCGGCTTGAGCCGGTCAATCAGAAATTTAACCAGCTTGTTGCCGGTCAGCCCGCTGGGGCTGAGGGTATGTGAAAACTGGGCGTTAAAAACGAAGGTGTGGCCGCATTCAACTTCCGTGCAGGCGCAGTACAAATCAGCCAGTTTTTTGTCTTTCCAGTCAGATTTACGAATGATGGCCGGTGAGCCGCATTCAGGACATTTAATTTTAAAAACTCGCATGTTCACCATCCCGCACGCCATTGCTAACAATGGGGATGATTTTAACTTAACTGCGCTCATTTTTCGCCCTTTTCGGTGGTAATTGCCGGGATATCCACGTCAAAAACCAGGTGCAAGTGTGCGGGGATCTCCGGGTCATTGTTGACGCCGTTCATTAGCTTGCGCTGCAAGGGGATAACTTCATCCTTGCGATAGGTTGTGCGGGCGGTTTCAGGGTTGCCCATTACCGCGCCGTTGGTCGGGATGATACCCGCCAGGCCAGCGGGGAAACGGTGGGCGGTAAAGATATCCTGCGCGGTGATCCCTTTGATGTTGGCGAATTCATCCTTTGCGCTGACTTCACCCACTGGCAGGATTTTAACCCCTTCCGGGTCGCCCTTCGGGATGTTGATAAACATATTTCGGAAGTTACCCAGCCCTTTGGACTGGGCGATCTTCTCTTTGATTTCGTTTTCCATTTCCAGCGTAAGATTCGGATCGCTGGTATAGAGAATAAAGCCCATGTGCGCCCCGTTGTTGTAGTAACGGCGTCGGAAGATGGTTGCCTCACTGTTGAGTAACACCGAATGGATGCCGCCAATATAGTCAGGCAGGCCATACACCTGCTGGCGCGGGTCGTACATTTTAAAAAAGACAATGTCTTCCGGGTCATAGATAAGTGCTGGCCCTTCCTGCAAAACAGCAAACGACCCGTCTTTTCGGCAGCGCAGATACAGCGACGGTAGCGGCAGCAGGTCGATCACTTCCCCGAATACGTTACGAATTTTCAGGATAGCAACGTCACCAAACAGCAGGTAATCAAAGACAGCCTGTTCGACCTGGTCAGGCGTCAGGCCGCCGCCGATGTAGCCACCGGCCACCATATTGCGCCGCGCATATAGTACGCCACCATGCTGGCCGTTAAGGTTCGGCAACTGGGCCAGCGCCAGGCGATCAATCGGAAGTCGCCAGTGGTCATACTCATTGTCATACCAGATATTGTGATAATCCGTGCCGGTCGTCAGGATGGGTTCTGGTTCGCCAAATGTGATCACGCTTCCGCGCCCTGGCGTGAAGGTTTCAACCCTGCTGCCGGTCATGGACCCGAATTTTTTATTTTTACGCTGTTTCTTTGTCATGCTGCTTTCCCAAAGTACCAGCCCGATGGGCGGTCATATTCGTGATCGATAGGTTCGTTAATTACGGCGTGCGAGATAGCGAAGAAAACATCTGCATGGCCGGTCGCGTCTGAACGTTCGGCAACAAACGTCAGCGCATTGCCGCTGTTGGTTGTCGTGCGCCGGATAGCCATAAAGCTGGCCGGAATTTCGACGCGCTCTTTGTTCGTTTCGTCTACGGCGTCTTTTGCCCATTCGATGCGCTTACGCTCGACAACGTCGATCATCTTCATTACCAGACGGTTTTTGCTTTCGACGCTGTAAAGAATGGGTGTGGCTTCGCGCGGTGCAAACTTGCTGACCAGGTCATAAACGCCCTTACCTATGCCGGTTGTATCGATCCCGATGTAAGTGATGTTAAAGCGGCGCATAAGTTGCTTTATCTGGTCGGCCTGCCAGCTGAAGTTAAAGCCCTGCCATTGCCAGACGGCCAGCACGCGGAAGCGCTCGCCGTCCTCTATGGGGGGCGCGATTAAAACAAAGGTGGAGTTATCGCCGGAGCGCGACGGGTCAAAGCCTGCCCATACTTCGCGATTGCCGAAGGGCCGCGCAGCGGTCAGATCAAAGTCGCCCCATGTGGCCCGGTCCACTTCGCAGCCGACAAGCGCGGAGAACTTGAACACCGCGTCCTTACTGTCAACAAACTGGCACATGTAGAGCATGGCGAACGCGGTCGGGCTGTATTTGTTGCGCAGCCGTTCAATATCGACAAGCGCCCCGAGGCCGCCTTCGATAGCGTCTTCCATCGTGATGATGTAGCGCCAGATCTGGTCCGGGCAAAGAATGCCCTGGCGCATTTCGCTGTCGTTCGGGAACTTCACACCTTTGCGTTTCGGGTCGTCCCCGCGCCAGGCTTCGCCAGTCCAGACCGGGTAAGCCTGGTGCGTTTTCGCGCTGGGCGTCGAAAAGTAGGTCGTGCGGTATTTGTTATGCGTTGCCATTGCGCTGGCAACTTCGTGCAGGCGCGTGAATTTCGGGATCCAGAAAACCTCATCGCCATACAGGTGGCCGTTAAAGCCCTGTGCGGTACTGGCGTTCGTGGACAAAAAGCGCAGTATTGCGCCGTTACTGAGGCGGATATTTTTACCCGTCAGCGTCACGCCGAAATGGTTCTGGGCGATCTGGACGATGTATTCGCGGAAGATTTCCGACTGGGATCGGCTTGCGGAGAAAAAGACCTGGTTATCACCGGTAATGACGGCGTCTTCAAATGCTTCCCAGGCGAAATAATAGGTCATACCCACCTGGCGGCTTTTCAGAATGAAGCGCCAGTCTTCGCCTTTATGTTCGCGGCAGTGCAGCTGGTACTCGAAGAGATGTTCCTGCGCCCAGGTGTCGAGCATTTCCGCTGTAATACCGGAAACGTCGTTTTTCTTATACCTGCGCTTTCTTTCCCCTGGTTCCCCGCCTGCGCTGCTGAGGCAGTACCCTTCACCATCATAAGCCGCTTTCTGGGCCTGAATTTCTGCCAGCTTTTCGGCGTGCTTGTTGCGCTGCGCCATGAGTTTCACATGGTGAGCAATCAGATCGCGCAGTTCTTCCAGTTCCAGCGCTGTTTTTTTCTCGCGGCGGGAGAGCTGGTCGATACGGCGGGCGATGACATTTTCCACCGATTCAACAGGCAGCAGTGATGCCCACTTCCCGACGTCAGCCCAGTGGTAAATTGTACGCGGTGGAATATTCAGTTCCTGCGCAATATCTTTCGGCGTCCAGCTTTTTATATAAAGCGTGCGGGCCGCTTCTTTTAATTCATCGGAATATTTAGCCATGCGGCTATTATGGCGGGATTATTTTGCAGAATTGATAATTAATTATCGGTAAAAGGTGGCTATCCAGTTATAACCGAATACATAAGAAATAAAGCGGTCGCGCTGTTTTAATCAATTCGCAATACTGACCACCACAAACGAATCATTGTTATTTAATTTCATTATTAAAGGTCAGTTATGCCGCAACCTAATTTACGAACGGACTGGATTTGTATTGCCACGTCCGGTAAGGCAGTGGACGGTCGCACTATTGAGCCGCAATGGTTGATCGATGCGGCAGAAACGTACACCCGCAAAACCTACACCGCCATGATTTGGCCGCATCACCCACAATACGACATTGGAGAACGTGCCTTTACTTACAATCTGGGGGAAGTGGACGCGCTCAAAGTAGAGACTGAAGGTGATGTCACTAAACTTTATGCCCAGCTTATTCCGAATGAATTTTTATTAGATGCCAATCGTATGGGGCAAAAGCTTTTCACATCTGCGGAATTTGTTTCTGATTTTGGGGGGAGTGGTCGTGAATATCTTTTCGGGCTGGCCGTGACAGATATTCCCGCGAGTCTTGGAACAGAAAAAATTAAATTCGTATTGGCTGGAGAAGAAAAGGACGCCGAACGCGGAAACCTTGAAACATTCAGCCTGGGTGATTTGCATAAAGATAAGCCGGGGTTTTGGACGCGCTTATTTACTGCCGGTAAAAATTTTACACCAACACCAGAGCCAAACACTGACAAGCCCTCTGAGGGCGACGGAGAAAAAATGGAAGAGTTAAAAGCCCTCATCCAGCAATTACTGGATTTAGTTAAAAGCGGTAAAGACGCTGCAACGGGTGACGCTGACACGGTCGATACACCGGAACAGGCCGCCGACGAAGTGGCCGTCATTGCTGACGAAATCGCAGACGCTGCCGCCGAAGTGGCAGATCTGGCGGAGGAAGTTGCAGAGAACCCGGAAGACGAAGTCAAAGCGGAAGAATTCAGCGTCGCCAAAGCCAACCTGGCAAAAGCAATGAAAAAATTCAGCGCAGCCCCGGCACGTCGTCAGCGTACCCGCGGTCGCCGCCGTGAGTTTTCCGCAGGCCGTCAGGCCAGTAACCCGCTGAACGAACTGTCCGAGCAACTGACCACCGTTATGACCAAGTTGTCAGCGATGGAAAGTAACGGAACGCGCCGTCCTGGCAATGCGCCTGCGGGCGACAAAAAACCGCGTGAATTAGTTTAAGCGCCTGTTTTAAGGAAAATAAAATGCATCATACGCAACAACTATCAGCCAAGGCCGAGGGAATGCTGCAAAGTTTTACCGCAGCCCTGGCTAAATCTTATGGCGTGCGCGACACCTCAAAGATGTTTGCTATCACGCCACCGAAAGAAACCTTGCTGCGTCAGGCGCTGCTGGAGTCTTCCGAATTCCTGCGCCTGGTGAATGTGAAAGATGTCCAGCAGACCACCGGCCAGGTTATCAGTACCGGCAAGCCGGGTATTTATACCGGGCGTAAGAAAGGCGGGCGTTTTTCCCGTTCCCTGGGCGTCAGCGGTAATACTTACGCTCTCGCGGAAACGGATTCCGGTTCCTTCCTGGACTATGACACGCTGACCAACTGGGCAAACTCCGGCAGTGAAGATGAGTTCTTCCAGCTGATTCAGGCATTCAGCAATGAGCAATTTGCGCTGGATATGCTGCGCGTGGCGTTTAACGGCGTGAGTGTTGCCGAGACCACCGACCCAGAAAAAAACCCGAACGGTGAAGACGTTAACATCGGCTGGCACCAGATTGTCAAAACGCGTACGCCAGAGCAAATCATCACCGATGCGGTCACGCTGGGTGGCGCGGGCGCGGATTATGTGTCGCTGGATGCGGCAGTCACTGACCTGCTGCATACCTGCATTCTGGAGCATTACCGCAATGATCCGAACCTCTGCGTTCTGATTTCCGGTGACCTGATTGGGAAAGATGCCACAACCATGATGAATATGGTTGACCGTCCAACCGAAAAAGTCGCGGCGCAGCTGATGAACCGTCAGATTGCGGGCAAGCAGGTGTACACCCCGCCGTTTATGCCGGAAGGTCGCCTCATCATTACCACCCTGAGCAACCTGCATATTTATACGCAGTCGGGAACCCGTAAGCGCAAAGCCGACTGGAGCGACGACCGCAAGCAGTTTGAAAACAACTATTTGCGCATGGAAGGTTACGCCGTCGAGCATGACGAGCTGTATGCAGCGTTCGACAAAATCACCCTTGCAGCCGATCCGGTAGCACCGGAGGGAGGCGCGTAAAAATGGCTATGACCCTGTGTCAACGACACCGAGCACGCATGAAAGCCGCAAAGGCGCTGGATAATCGCGAAGCCCTGACCGCGTCGCCGGTCAGCTTCCACCTGCAAATGCTGGAACTGGAAAAAGATGTCGCAATGCTTCGCAGCGTACAGCGCACGGAAGACCGCATCGAGCTGAAACGCGATGTCCTTTTGCCGCGCTGGATGCCGACCGTTGAGGCATATCTTGCCGGTGATACCCGCTTTGCTAATCCGGCCCTGGTTTACTGCGTGATCTGGTTGTTCGATACGGGGGAAATGGGCAAGGCGCTGGACTGGGCTGACGTGGCTATCAGTGAGAGCCAGGCCACGCCGGAGAACTTCAAAAGCAACCTGCCCGCCTTTGTGGCCGACACGGTGCTGGAGTGGGCGATCATGCAGGCGGAAGCCGGTCACAGCATCGAACCCTATTTCAGCCGCACGTTTGAAAACATCCGCGAAAAGTGGCGTTTGCACGAAGACATTAACGCGAAATGGTTCAAGTTCGCCGGTCTTTACCTGCTGCGCGACGAGAAGGGCCAGCCCCGTGCCACTGCCGTGGATGATGTGAATACGCTGGAACAGGCCGACGCGCTGCTGGCCCAGGCGGCGGCGTACAACAAAAACGCCGGAGTTAAGACCATGCGCGAAAAAATCCGCGCCCGGATTAACGGCCTGACCCAGCTTTAACGACTCCCGCAAGCCGGGACGGGCGCGGGGGAGGCATCAACCATACGGTTGTTGGCCGTGGAACCCGTCAGCCCGTTTCTATTGCAAAACCGAGGTATACCAATGAGTGGCCCTAGTTTCAGTATCAGCGGCAAGCCGGTGACGGTGACGCCAACAGCGATCACCAACGGCGTGGCGTTCTGGCCCGATCTGGATCTGGCCGAGTTTCAGAAGGTGCGCACGTTGCCCGCTGACCTGCCGCCAGAAACGGCAGGCGTGGCCCTGCTGGCCGCCATTGCGGAGGTAAACGACGCGCTGGCCGACGTGGTGACGTACTGGAACGCGAAAGCCTGCGAGCGGGCCGCAGATGTACCGGGTGCAAAGATGGGTGACGAAACCCAGTTAACAGCCCAGTACAAAAAAGCGGTCTACGCCCGCGCAAAGGCCGATTTGCTGGGGGAATTCGCCACCATCGGGCGGCGTGAATCGCATCCGGGGCAGGAAAGCCAGGACACCCGCGCCAGCCTGCTGGCCGAGGCGGCCAACGTGATGCGAAACATGCTTCGGCAACCACGCGTAGGGGTGCATTTGATATGAGCCAGCTTGAAAGCCTGACGGCGTTTATTACGGCAAATCTGCCGCCTGATGCCATGCAGATGTTTTCCAGTTCAATGGAGGACTGCGAGCTGGCACGCAACGCCAAAGCGATGGGAAACAACCAGCGCCGGATCGGGGTGCTGACTTATACCGGTCGTCTGTCGTGGGATAACTTCCCGTTTCGCAAGTATTCGCCGGGGCTGATTTATGCCCTGGTGCTGGCCTGGGTGGATGAGTTCGCCAACGAGCTGCGCGAGGAACTGAGGATGGACGATCCAAAAGTAGACCCGGAGTTTGACGACGAAGGGTCATGCATTCTGGATGTGGTTATCCCGTTGGTTGATCCGCTGGTCCTGCGTGAAGCGGAAAACGGCCCGATCCCCTACAAAGGCAAGCGCTGGGAAATCGTGGACCCCGAAATCTGGGAGGCGTCGCAACTGGAATTTATTGTCCAGCGTGGTGACGCATCGTGATCCGTGGGGAGCTGAACCAGCAACAGCTAAAGCAAATGCGGGAAACGCTGGCAAAAGCTGACCTTCCCCCGCGTAAGCGCCAGCGCCTTTTATGGCGTATTGCAAAGCTGGGCATTGTCGCAGCGGCAAAACGTCACCAGCGCCAGCAGGCGGCCCCGGACGGTACGCCGTGGGAGCCGCGCAAGCGTGGCAAAGGGAAGATGTTAAAAGGGCTGCCCAAGCTGTTGGCCGTGCGCGAAATGCCGGAGATTCAGGGGGTAAGAATTTACCTCAAGGGCGGGAACTACCGGAACGGGACGAAGCCCATTGCGGCGGGTCTGGTCGGTGCGGTCCAGCAGGACGGCGCAAGGATCCAGATGAAAGCCAGTAACGCCCCGCGCAAGCCGCAGGCTGACAAGCCCGCGCTACCGAGACAGGCCAAGCGCCTGCGGGCGCTGGGCTACAAAACCCGCAAGGGCAAGCGCTGGGTTAAGCCGTCCAGCAAGCAAATCATGGAAACCATGAGCATGGCCCAGGCGGGATTACTGATTCGAAAACTGAAAGGCACACCCTCAAAACGCACATGGACCATTGATATTCCTGGGCGCGTTTTTCTGGGGGTGAGCAACGACGAATTTAACCAAATTATTGCGCGGCAAATGCAGGCAATCGGCTTCGGCTGGGACGTCAACGCGCAGCAAATCAGGGGGTAAAAATGACCTGGCCTACAGTCAACGTCAGTCAGAAAAACCGCTTCAACGGCACAACGAACGACGTCGAGCGCGTCATCCTCTTTGTGGGTTACGGCGACACTAACATCGGGAAAACCCAGTCGCTGAATACCGGCAGCGATCTGGATAAAGCCCTGGGCGACAAAGACAGCCCGTTAAAAAATATGGTAGCCGCAGCGGCCAATAACGCCGGTCAGAACTGGTTTGCTTACGTGCATGTGCTGGCAGAGCCAGACAAGGACGCCGGGGGCTACAAACCAGACGAAGACTGGATGAACGCGGTTAAACAGGCCCAGAGCGTGGCATCCGTGGAAGGGGTTGTCCTGACATTTGATACCGCCGACGCGGCCACCATTAACCGCGCAACGGAAATGCGCGTCACCTTACAGGCCAGTTTTGGGCGTTTTATCTGGTTTGCCCTTGCTGTGGGCGGGCCGGAAAAGGACGAAGCGTGGAGCGACTATGTGACGCGCCTGGCAGCACTCCAGGACGGTATTGCATCGCCTGGGGTGCAACTGGTCCCGCGTCTGTGGGGCAACGAACCCGGCGTCCTGGTCGGTCGCTTGTGTAACCGTTCGGTGACAGTGGCAGACAGCCCAGCCCGCGTTGCAACCGGCGCAGTCACCGCGCTGGGGCGCGACGGCCTGCCGGTCGACGGGACGGGGGCCGAAATTGATCTGGCCGTGTTGCAGTCCTTGCAGGCGAACCGCTACAGCGTGCCGATGTGGTATCACGATTATGACGGCATCTACTGGGCTGACGGTCGCACCCTGGACGTTGAAGGCGGTGATTATCAGGTGATTGAAAACGTGCGCGTGGTTGATAAAGCCTCCCGCCGTGTCCGTCTGCGTGCAATCCCCAAAATTGCCGATCGTTCACTGAACAGCACACCGGGCAGCATCGCCGCGCATGAAACCTATTTCGGCAAGCCGCTGCGTGAAATGGCGATTTCAACCCAGATCAACGGCATCGAATTTCCGGGCGAAGTGAAGCCACCAAAGGACGGTGACATCACCATCACCTGGACCAGTAGCGAAGCGGTACAGATTTACCTTGTGGTTCGACCGTATGAGAGCGCGAAAGAAATCAGCGTCAGCATCGAACTGGACACCTCACTGGAGAGCTAATCAATGACTGAACGTATCAGCGGTGGATCGTTCGATGTGAACTACGACAGCATCATGATTCACGTCGAAAACGCCACCGTCACCATTACGGATAACAGCGCCGTTGCGCAGTCGCGTGGCATCCCGAACGGCCACACGAAAGGGTCAGTTTCGGCGGATGTGGAAGTCGAAGTCGACTCCCAGAACTTTAAGAAGTTTACCGCCGTGGCCCGCGCCGCAGGTTCCTGGCGAGCCATTCCGGCAAAGGACTTTTTGTTCTATGCCAATTCCGGGGACGACGAAGAAAAAATCGAGGTGTTTGGCTGCGTTCCGACGCTGTCCGACATCGTCAACATCAACCCCAACGAGGCCAGCAAAACCACGAAGAAAATTAAATTCATGGTGACAAGCCCGGACTTTGTCGCAATTGACGGCGTGCCGTACCTGTCAGCCCGTGACACTCGCGATCTGAAAGGCTGACACGATGATGAACGGAGAAACGTCACTGCTTGAAAAGCTGTTGCTTATCGGGGCCGTGATTGGCCTGGGGCAACTGATGGTCAGCAATGAGCGAATCACAACCCGTCTGCTGGTCGGGCGGATGATTCTGGGATCTGCGGTCGCACCACTGGCCGCAATCCCGCTGCTGAAATTCCCCGATATGCCGGAACTGGTCGTCATTGGGCTGGCCTGCGCCCTGGGCATTCTGGGAAGTGCGTTTATTGAGGCGGGGTTAAAGCGCTGCCTGGACATGTATATCAAGCGATGGGGGAGCAAACGCAATGAAACTGAGTGAAAAACAGCAACTTTTCACGGTGATGATCGCCAGCCTGATTCATTTTGCCGAAGAAAAGGGCTATCGCCTGACGTTTGGCGAAGCGTACCGCACGCCGGAACAGGCCGCGCTTAACGCAAAAAAAGGGAGCGGCATTACTAACAGCCTGCATACCCAGCGCCTGGCGGTGGATTTTAACCTGTTTATTAACGGCGAATACCAGACCGACAGCGCCGCATATCGCCCACTGGGCGAATACTGGGAATCTATCGGCGGATCGTGGGGTGGCCGTTTCAGTAAGCCGGACGGGAACCATTTCAGTCTTGAGCATAACGGGGTTCGCTGATGCGCAATTTGCTGGGTCTTTTGCTGATTCTGGCCGCTGCAATGTCAGCGGGCTGGCAGGCGCATGACTGGCACGACGCAAAGCTGAAACTCGCTGCCAGTGAAGCGGCAGAACAAACGCGCCAGATTGTTGTTGAGGTGACGCAGCAGTCTGGTGAAGCGCTGGAAGCAAAACTCGCGGAGCTGAGGGCCAATGAAATTCACACGGAACGGGTTATCCGCACGGAAACCATTAAGCCGGTTTTTAGCAACGTTTGCGCTTCTGATGATTACGTCCGGTTGTTCAACGAAAGTGCAGATCAAGCCGAACGAAAATTATCAGGAAAACCAGCTGACACTTTGCACGGTCACGCTGCCACGTCTGGCCGGACCGACCGGAAATGACTTTGACGCGGCGCTGAAAGCCTACCGGCTGATGTATACCGACTGCGCCGCCCGACATAACGCCCTGGTGGGCATCATTCGACAACGTAAGGAATTAGCACAATGAGTAAACCGAAAAAAATCGCCATGACTGTGGCGGGCGTAAATCTGAGCTTTGAGCCGAATAAAACCGCGTTTAACAACCTGCTTAACGAAATGACCATGACCAATAAGGTTGCCCCTATGGTGACGTATCTGGGCCGCATTGTTGATGCCGAGTGTAAAGAGTCGCTCAACAAGCTGATGGAAGATTATCCGGGTTGCGAAATGCAGATCGTCGAGAAGGTTAACGAGATTTACTCCCCCAAACTTGAGATCGAAGTAAAAAACTGACGGCGCGGGTGGCGGTCATTCGCAAGAATGCGCTTGAGCAATACCTTGCCCTGCGCCGCTACTACCTCCCGCACGAAGCCGACGACGAAGAAAGCATCGCCCGCGCCCTGTGGCTGGACGAATATTTCGCCCAGACCCGCGCCAGCAAGACGGCGGAAGGGATAGCCATCGCATTTAACGGAAACTGATATGAGCCACCTGGATTTTACCCTGAGCCTGATCGATAAGCTGACGCGGCCATTAAAAACGGCTCAGTCTTCGCTGTCCGGCTTTGCTGAAAAATCGCAGGCGTCTTTTACAAAAATCGGGATCGGTGCGGCGGCTGTCTGGGGCGTGGCGCAGTCCATCGCGGGCGTGGTGGGTCCGGCATATGAGATGAACGCCGCACTTGCCGAAGTGGGTTCCAAAGGCGTGGCAGAGGACGCGCTGAAGCGTCTGTCCGGCGAAGCCATGCGATTCAGTATGCGCTACGGCAAAGGGGCCGTTGATGTGGTCCGGTCAAGCTATGCGATGAAAGGCGCAATGGCGGGCCTGTCCGATATGGACCTGCCCCGCGTCACCATCGCGGCCAATACCCTGGCGGCAGGCGTCAAGGCCAGCGGCGAAGAGGCAGGCGAATACATCGGCGCGATGGCGTCACGTTTCAACGCGGAGTTGTCCAGTCTGGGCCATGTGCGTTTTGCCGAAGAACTGGCAGGAAAAACCGCGTACATGGTGCAAAACTTCGGCGTGAAAATGCAGACCATGCAGGAGCTTATCGAGGGGACGAAAAGCGCCGGTGCTGACTTTGGCGTCAGCCTGGATGAACAGTTCGCCGTCCTGGGTACGCTTTCGCGCACGCTGGGTACTGAGGCCAGCGGGATCTACGAGCAGTTTTTACGCAGCGCCCCGGCTGCCGCTGAAAAGCTGGGGATGAGCTTTGTCGATGCCACCGGAAAAATGCTGCCGATGGGCGACATTCTGCAAAAACTCCAGAGCAAATACGGGCAGAGCATCGAAGGGAACGTCAAGGCACAACAGGCGCTGGACGCCGCGTTCGGTGGTGGTGCTGACGTTATCAAAAAGCTGTACGGCCAGCAGGATAAATTAAACCGCAGCATCACCGAGCTGGGCCGAAATGACGGGATGAAACGCGCCCAGGAAATGGCCGCACGAATGGCCGAGCCGTGGGAGCGTATCAAAGCGACATTCTTTGCCATTCGCGTGGCGATTGGTAACACGCTGATCCCTATCCTGTCGCCGCTGATGAACCGTATTGCCGACGTCGGGACAAAATTTGCCCGCTGGCTGGATATGTTCCCGAATATTGCCCGCTGGCTGGGTTACATCACCCTGGGCGTGCTGTCCTTCGGGCTGGCCGGGGCGGCGGTCAATATCGTGATGGGGGTCTTTGGTTTCACCATGATGGGGCTGACCGCAATCGCTAAGGTGCTGGGTGGCGCATGGAAACTCCTGTTATGGACGCTCAACCTGTTGCGTCCGTCCCTGCTGACGACGCGCATCGGCCTGGCTGCATTGTGGATCCAGTCAAAATTGCTGGCGCTGTGGACGGGTATCTGCCGCATCGCGCTTGCTGCATGGAATATCGCGTTAAAGGCCGGGGCCATTGCCATGCGGGTTTACGGTGCGGCGACCATGTTTGCCGGGGCTGCAATGCAACTACTGACCAGTCCGATCACCCTGATTATTGCCGCGCTGGCACTTCTGGCCGTGGGGGTCTGGTACGTCATCACTCACTGGAAAGAACTGGCGGCAGCAGTCATGAATACGGCGGCTTTTGCCTGGGTGATGTCAGTTGCGGAACAGGTGGGCCAGGTGTTTGCGCAGGTCTGGCAGTCCATCACTGACGGATGGGCCGTGGTGGTTGATTTCTTTGCCGGTCTTTCCCCGCTTGCCACCTTTGAAGGGTTCGCGCAGACCATCGGCGGGGTATTCAGCAAACTTTTTGACGTCCTCAAAAATACCTTTGCATCTACCTATAACTGGATTGTTGAGAAGCTAAACAAGATCCCCGGCGTCAACATCGACCTGAAAGCCGTTTCGCCACCGGCAGCGGCTGCCGTTCCGGCAAACGCGGTCATTCCTGACAGTGCTGCAGGTTCGTCGAAGCTGAACAGCCCGTCCGTGCTGACGGGGAACCGAATTAATGCAGACATCCCACGCGGCGGCCTGATGAGTCAGGTTAAAACCGACAGCAAAACCGCTGTTGATAACCGTAAAACGTGGGGCGATACCTACATCAATGCCCCCAATGGGATCACCCCAGGCCAGTTAGAAGAATTTCTGGAGCTTAACGCAGGATGAGTACCGAACCGTTATACATCGACCTTTTGATCACTGACGGCGATTTTACGCTGGACAGCGGCAACGAGCCGCGCCGTTGCGATAACCGCGACAGCATCACCCAGGACATTATTCACAGCATTCTGGAAAGCGGTATCACCACCCGCCTGATCGGTGAACGCAGCCCGACAATGCGCGGTGACGTGCTGACGCAACTGTCCTTACTGGTGGAAAGCGACGAACGTCTGGTCCCTGGAACCATAGCGATCACCGAAGAAACCCTTTCGCGGTTGTATGTCACGGCGGAAACCTACGATTTCGGCCCTGTCAGTACAGAGGTTAACTATGACTGAGAAACCCGACGTTGATTTTGAAAAGGTACTGAATGACAGCGGGATGCCCGCGACAGAAGCCGAAATTAAGGCAGCGTTTAAAGCCACCGTGCAGGCGGAAGGGTTTGTCACAAACACGTCGAGAATGTCACCTTTCTGGCGGCTGATTTCGAAGATTGTCACCACGCCAGTGTTATGGCTGCGTGCGGCGCTGATCGATGTGGTCCTGCGCAATATGTTTGTTGCGACGGCCACCGGTCCGATGCTGCGCCTGCTGGCCTGGGCGGTCCATATTGTGCCTAAACCGGCCAGCGCTGCCGCTGGCGTGCTGCGGTTCTACAAGCTGAACGCGGCGGATGTGGTCGTCGTGCCTGCCGGAACACTGGTGCAAACCGAGCGTATTAACGGCGTGGTTTACGTGCTGGCCGTGAATGAAGACGTGACGCTGCCTGCCGGGGTTGAAAGCGGGCTGGTTCCCGTCACGGCGACAGGCACCGGCAGCGGCTATAACCTTGCGCCTGGCTATTACCGGATCTTACCTGTTGCGGTGGCCGGGATCGCCAGCGCGGTCAATGAGGACGAATGGCTGATTACGCCAGGGGCTAACGAGGAAAGCGACGACGAGCTGCGCGACCGCACCCGCAACCAGTTTAATCTGGTGGGGAATTACCACTCTGACGCTATCTACCGCAACATGATTGCCAGTGTGCTGGGCCTGAGCGTTGATCGCATTTACTTTTTGCACGATGCCCCGCGTGGGCCGGGTACGGCAAATGCTTACCTGTTGCTGGACAGCGGCGAAATATCACAGCCCTTTATTGATGCGGTTAACGATTATGTGAATACCCAGGGCCACCACGGACACGGTGATGATCTGCAGTGTTATGCCATGCCGGAAACCAGCCACACTCTGGCGGTAACGGTATACGTTAAAAGCGTGGAAAACATGGAAGCGGAAGACCTGAGCGCGTTAAAAACCGGTATTACCGACCTGATTCGTTGCGCGTTTCGCGAGAACGCCAATTACGACGTTAAAAAGACGCAGCCCTATTCGCGCTATTCCTTTTCGAATCTGGGCCGCGAGATCCACAAGGCTTTTCCGGTTGTCGATTCACTGCATTTTTCACTGACGGATATTGTCAGCGAACTGTCGGTCCCGCGTCTGTCAGGGTTAACGGTGGAGATTGAGAATGACTGAGTTTTCAAAGTTGCTTGCCGGTCTGAAATTGCCGTCGTGGCTGAACAAAGGCGACCCAGCCAGACTGTTGCGGGCCTGCGTTAAGTTCTGGTCACAGGTGTACGGGTGGATCACCTGGCCGTTAAAGCAGTTTGATCCGCTGGTCTGCCCCGAACCGCTGTTAAACCTGATTGCCTGGGAACGTGACATCGATCGGTTTAAGGGGGAGCCGCTCGACATCTTCCGCAAACGGGTGAGCTACGCATTTATCAATGCGCAGCAGGCCGGAGAGGTAGCGGGTTTTATCGCTATTTTTGAACGACTGGGGATTGGTTACGTTGAATTACTGGAACGGCAGGACGGACTCGACTGGGACGTGATTGTCGTTCGGGTGACAAACAGCCAGATTGCGGAAAATGGCGATCTCCTGCTGGAAATCATCCGCAAATACGGGCGCACATGCCGCCGTTACCAGTTTGAAGTGATTACCGCCCTGCCGCTGAATATCAATATTGGCTGGTATCAGGGGGAATATATTTGCTGGCCTGCCACCCTGGGCGATGTGAATAACCAGCCCGAAGCAACATACAGCGCAAGTTTGAAGTAGAGGAAAGACCTATGTCACAGGCGGTTATTACAAAAGTATTTTCAGAATGGAAAGCACAGCAGGCAATTAATAATCAGCCCGTCACGCTGGATGAATTTATTTTAGCGTATATTCCGGGGCTGGATGTCGATAAACCGATTGATAATACCGAGACAATGCCCGCAGCGGATAAAATTGTTTATCGTCAGGCAGTGAGCAAATCCGGCGTTGTGAATGAAAATTCTGTCGTTTATTCCGTCACCCTGGGGGCGGATGTGGGCGATTTTGATTTCAACTGGATCGGTCTGGCAAATAAAGCCACCGGTACACTTGCGATGATTATTCACGCCCCGACCCAGCGCAAAATCAAAAATGCGAACGGCCAGCAGGGAAACGTTCTGGTCCGTTCCATGCTGATGGAATACAGCGGAGCCAGGGAAGCAACGGAAATTACCACCCCGGCAGAAACATGGCAGATTGATTTTACTGCCCGTCTGGCGGCAATGGATGAACGCCAGCGCCGCGAAAATATCGATCTGTATGGCGCAGCGGCATTTTTTGATTCTGGCTATCTGGTCGCAAAGTCCGGTAATCAGTTCTTTGTCACAAAGGGGGCGGGATACGTCGCCGGGTTACGTGCTGAACTGCCCGCAGACCTGAACATCAACGCAGCCGCGAAGCCGACAAAGGTCTGGCTTGATGTCAGCTGGACCGGGACGTTAACGAGCGAATGGGTAGTACAGAGCAAAATTACCGTTGCTGCAGATCTTGCCGATTATGTGCTGGGCGGTGTGCAGCATTATGTCTTTGCGGTGGCGAGTATTGATGCTGCCGGAAATATCACGGACCTGCGCCCGAAAGGCACGCTTAACGACCAGGCGGCCAGTGATGCACTGAGAAAGCATGAACAGTCCCGAAATCACCCTGATGCCACGACCAGCGAGAAAGGATTCACCCAGTTAAGCAGTGCAACGGATAGTACCAGCGAAGAACTGGCCGCTACATTGAAAGCGGTTAAAATCGCGATGGATAACGCCAACGCGCGTCTTGCAAAAGAGCGTAACGGTGGAGACATTCCTAATCCAGCCTTGTTTGTTCAAAACATTGGTTTGCAGGAAACAGTTAACAAGGCCGCCGGAGCAGTGCAGCGAAGTGAGGTCCAGACTTCGCAGGATGATGTTACTGCCGGAAAATTGCTGGTTAATGGTAGCGCTATTGCTGTTCGTAGCATCAGCGCAATCAATGAAGGACAGGTAGACGATGCTAATAACCTTCCGGTTAATGCAGTATCGTTTGTCTATGGTGATGCCAAAAACTCACCGAGTGGAAATACAGGGACCATCCTGGATGTTTCCGGGCTTGGTAGCGGTTATAGCATCCAGCTATTCGCTAACTACTCAACAGGCGAAATACTGGCGTTTCGTGCGCGTAATGGTGATAACAGAACATGGAATAAATGGAATTTTGTGTTTCACACTGGAAATAAACCAACCTCTACAGATGTGGGTGCGCTACCTATAACAGGTGGTAATTTAAAGGGGCAAATTTCCTTTTCATTCTCACAACCCAGAAATGGCGCTAACCACTTAATATACAACGGCGATGATAAAGGAATACTGGCTTGCGGATATGGTTATTATCAGGACAGATTTGATATTCATTTTTATGATGAAAAAGGTGCGAGGGAATCAAATCCATTAACCATTGGGCGCAATGGAAATACGACAGTTAGTGGTAATTTGTCAGGGCGTGCTGTTTATGAAGGTAACATTCGCGTTTATTCACCAAACAACCCGCAGCCCGTTAGCTTTGAAGGTTATGCGACGCAAAGCTGGGTATTGCAGAACTTTGTCCAGAATATCGACCTGACTGCGCCTACTGAATTTCAGTTTTGGGATGGACGGGGTTACATGCGGGCGACTGATGGTGCGGCTATGTATAACTTTTCAATGGTGGGCGGTTCCAGCAACGTTGGCTGGATTCAGATCCGCTATACACGAAAACTGGTGAATAACACCTGGTATGTAATTAATTAAAGGTAAATAAAAATGCAGAGCTTCGGCAAATTCACCCCATATATGCCAGACACTACTGACAGACCAAAAATTATTGATGGTCAGAACGTTATGTTTTTGCAGGATGACAAAGGTAATGACTGGTATGACGTTATTAAGTTATTTGATGAATCAAAGACACTAAAAATTGGCTATGACGATGATGGCCGTGTAAGAACATTCACAACGAATATTCATGCCTTTTTCCCGGTCAATATGAGCGTTGTTGAGCTTTCAGCAACAAAAGCTAATTTGCGCGTCGCGCTGGGCGATGACTGGTTTTATAAAGACGGGAAACTGCAGCAAATCCGCGATCACCTGGCTAACGCTGAGGCCGAACGTAACAGCCGTATGGCGGACGTTACAACGCGGATTGACTGGCTGGAAGATGCGCAGAAGGACGGCGATATCTCAGCCGACGAAGAAAAAGAACTGGCAACACTGCGGGCTTATCGCACCGAGTTGCGTCGTCTTGATCTGGCTGGTGCGCCAGATATTGACTGGCCGGAGGTTCCGGGCGATGTGGCGTGAATCGGTTGTAAAGATTGCTGACGATATGGGGGCGCTGGCCTGTTCCATTGTGCCAGCGCATCCCTGGGTTTACGGGCTGGGACAGAACACGGATTCAGGCGGTTATCTTAGTCCGGCCAATGCGATGGGGTATCTTGCTAAAAAGCTGTTATCCGGTGGCGGTAGCGGTGACGTCATCGTCATGATGGTGGCGGAAAATACCCATGACGCTTTTATGCAGGGACTGAATAAACTGTCCACCGTATTTCCGGCCCCGGTATTTACACAGGTAAGCCGCATGGCCGCCGCCGCCGCAGAACTCAGCACGGTAAAAATGCAGTTGCCGGTTAAAGCCGATGTATTGCCAGCCAGTGCGCCGTTATCCGTCTCAACCAACCGGCTGGCGCTGAATGCCCAGCGTGTTGCCGCCGCGCAGCTGGCCGCCGCAGTCAGTACCACCACAACAGATCTAAAAAATCAGGTTACGGGATTTATTCAGGAACGGGCCGGTTTGCTGGCATCACTCAGCCAGGGACTGGACGACCTGAAAGCCGCCAGCGCGAACATTTTTTCATTCAGTTACAGCGGAAGTTATGCCGTTGCTGCCGCTGAATTGCTGAAAGGCATCCCGCAAACAACGGCAGTGCATACTGCCGCGATGATGTTTATCGGGGATTCGTTATCTGACTTAGGGAAGATGCTGCATGAGCCAGACCGCATTACTCGCGCTTGATGGTGAAGGGATCGCCATGCAGAACATGCTGGTTTCACCCTCTATGCAGTTTCAGGAGAAGGACCAGTCGGGCCAGACATCGAGCACGGCCAATGCTGAACAGGGTATCAAGGCCAAAGAGCTGCGCGTGTCGGGCCTGGTGACATTTGACGACGAAGCCGTCTTACAGCGGCTTTTCCAGCTGGCATCCGCAACCGAAGCCAGCGGCGCGTTAAAAAAGTACCGCGTCGCCAATGCGACGGCAACGGCTATCAACCTTCGTGAAGCCACGTTCACCGGTCAGATTGATGCCGTACCGCAGGAGGATCGCCTTGCCTGGCAGGTAAGTTTCACCCTGCGTGAAAAAGGCAGCGTCCCGGAAAAACGACAGGCCAGAAAAGGCAACGCGACGGCCAGCACCAAGCAAACAGGGGCAAAGGGCGCGGGTCCGGCTGCCGGTGCTGATGAACCAGCTGACAAAATGAGCTGGTTTGAAGAAAAAGTCTTAAAGCCGGTCAACGATGCACTGGGGTAATTAAACGATGAAACCAATTAAACGCCTGTACCTTTCCTCTGATCCGGTCCATCTGATTGACTGCAATATCGTGCTGGAGCTGAACGCGTGCGGTCGGGGGTTTATTACGGCGGGGACAGAGACAGATTACACCGGCAAAATGGTGCGGATCGATGTTGGTTATGATGGTCTGGTCCTGCGCTGGTTTACCGGGTATGTCGAACGGTCACAGCCTGCTGATAATGGAACATGCCGGTTGTTCGTGCGTGAGCTGATCGGCATCTTTGATAAATTGTGGCCGTGTTCTTTCCAGCATCCAACGCTTCGCCAGATTACTGACTGGATAAGTGAGCAAAGCGGGCTGACCGTCACAACGCCGGTCGGCGCTGCTTATGCAGATAAACCGATCCCCCATTTTACGCACAGCGGCACGGGCTATCAGCTTCTTGCCAATCTGGGCCGCGCATTTACAGTGACGGATTATCTTTGGTATCAGCTGCCGGACGGGGACGTCTTCGTCGGCGCTGCGGAGCACAGTCTTTTTGCGGGTAAGTCAGTGGAGATCCCGCACGAATTTAGCCAGGCATCGGCGGGCGGTAATTCAATGGTTGTGCCGATGATTCAGAGCCTGCGACCAGGTGCGGAAGTGAACGGCCAGCGGGTGAATCAGGTCCGGCTAAATAACGACGACATGGCAATTACCTGGCAGCCTCGCAACAAAGCCACCGGCCAGCCATTGCAAAAATCACCGATTCAGCGGCAGATTGAAAACGCATTCCCGGAGCTGGCAAGCGGCCTGCATCTTCCAAAGTTCGCCAGGGTGGAAGCGCCAAGCGAGGATGTTTCAGGGGGGAATATTGCCGATCCATTCCGCCCGCGCTATGCCGTGGATCTCCAGCTGCTTGACGAAGACGGCAAGCCAGCCGCAAATACGCCGATCTATTCTGCCGTTCCGCTACCTGTACCAATGGCGGGCAGCGAGTCGGGAATGTTTCAGTTTCCGCCCCCTGGCACGCTGGTTGAAGTTGGGTTCACTGAGGGGCGGCAGGATAAGCCCTTTGTGCGCCAGATTATGGCGGAAGGTCATAACCTGCCAGCGGTTAAACCCGGCGAGCAGTTGCAGCAACAGCGCGATGGTGTATCGCAGCGCGTGACGGTTGCCGGAGACTGGGAACGCCAGACGGACCAGACAATCCGCGAAAACTCCATGACTCGCGAAGTCACCACCGACGAAGAGATCCGCAAAGTGGTTGTCCGTGAAACTACGGTCCAGGCAACGGATAAAACAACCGTGCTTGGCACGGTCACACTTCTGGCCGGGGCGGTGGTCCATATCAGCGAGGGGGATTACAGCGTCGGTACATCCGGCAACCTGACAGTAACCTGCAGCAAGGACAATTCCGTCAGTGTTGGCCGGAACGTGAAACGGGACGTCGCGGGCAATGTTACAGACGACGTGAAAGGGAATGTTACGTCAAACGTCAGCGGCGCACTGACTGAAAAAATCAGCGGCATCCGCCGAAGTGTGGCCCAGGCGCAACAGCTGATTGCCCCGGTGGTAAAACTGGGAAGCGAAGAGATTAACGTCCTGACACTGCTCACTGACACCCTGGACGTGGTGAGGGAGCTGGCAGAGACTGCCGCGTCACATACTCACCCCAATACGGGGGCCAGCGGGCAGGCAGCGCAGTTCACCGCAACGGCCACTAAAACCGGCACATTGAAAAATAAATACGGTCCACTGATAGCCTGA